TCCAAGACACCGAAGTCCTTAAAAGCTCGGACAAACTCGCCACGCTTAAAATCTGGGAAGAGCCCATCGATACTGCCTACTACGTCATTGGTGCTGATCCAGCTTACGGCTCCTCCGACTGGGCCGATAGATTTTGCATTCAAGTCTTTCGCTGCTATGCGGACGGACTTGACCAAGTGGCGGAGTTCGCCACCAGCGAGCTTAATACTTATCAATTTGCCTGGGTCATCGCCCACCTTGCGGGTGCGTATAAAAATTCTACTCTCAATCTGGAGGTTAATGGTCCCGGCCAGGCGGTCATTAACGAACTCAGAAACCTCAAACGACAAGCCGTAGCTCTTGGCGGCGCAACTGGCAAAGGGCTCATGCACGTTCTGGGCTCGATGACCAACTACATCTGGCGCAAGAACGACACCCTCGGCGGCATCTCGAATTCTATCGGGTGGCTCACCACGCAAGGCTCCAAAGAGCGCATGATGAACTACGCCAAGGACTACTTTGAGCGGCAGATGATGAACGTCGTCTCAATGGACACGCTGGAGGAAATGAAAGGGATCGTTCGTGAGGGCGGTTCCATTCATGCGCCTGGACGCGGCAAGGACGATCGCGTAATCGCAATGGCGCTCGCTGCTGCGGCCTATGCAGAGCAGCTCCAGCCCCGCCTGCTGATGGAACGGTTGACACGCGCCGTTTCAAATTCACAAGAACTGATCACGCCGGAAGAACTCTCGGTTGGCCGCAATGTCTCTACCTATCTCAAAAAGATCGGAATCTATGGGCAATGATGGAAATCAAGAGCAAGGCGGAAATCTACCGCCAGATGGACCGTTTCTGGAAAGACACGGACAAGACCTTGAGCATTGCGATGTTCGCGGAGCTGTGTGGGTTAAGCGAGACCCTCCTAAAACGCGTGTTCTACGTCAAAGATTTGGCTATGAGCGAACATACTCAGATTTGCGTCAGCCGAGCCTTGGATCGTATGACCCGTGGCGACGTCATGATGGTTTTTGACCGGGATCGGAAGCGTAAGCTCTTTCACAAGCCCGTTCCTCAGCCCAGAATGGCGAAAGGCATGAGCTTGACAGTCGATGGCGGGCGCATCGGCTTGAAAATTGGTCTGAAAAACAAATCAGACTACTCACAGCCCGATTTTACCGAGCAAATGAACAAATAGGGGACAAACATGGCCGTAATGCGAGACTACAAATGCCCAAAGCACGGATATTTCACTGCTTGGGAGCCAATGTGCCACGAAGGCTGCACAGATGTGGCTCAAGTCATCCTTCGAGCTCCCACAATGCGGGATTCTGTCGTCGGTGGCCGCTCAAAACGCAATGATGACAACATCAAAGGCCTTGCCAAGGAATTTGGCATGACAAACATCAAATCCACCCGCGAGGGCGAGTTCCAGGAGGGTTATTTGACCCGGAACAACGCCCCTCAACCCGAAATGCCGCCTGAAGCAACTGGTGGACGCCCCGGTGACGCCGTGATGTGGGGCGACGCGGGCAAATTCAATATGGCAGGCATGTTGGCCGGTATGGTCAAGCCTGTTAAGGACGAGCAGGTTGGCTTTTCGCCCAAAGATGCTAATCTGACGCGCGGACCTTCTGTGAGCAGCTACTACGCTGATCAAGACAACCTGAAGCTTGACAAATGATCATTCCAAAGGACGCCGAAGAGCGCGAGTTCTTTTACCGAGACCTGATCCGCAAGTGTCTGGTTTCCCGTGAAACCCGTCGTGCGGATTACTCCGCTCTCAAGTCCTACTATCTCTTCGGGTCCGCGCCCGAGGAGAGTCCTGCGCAGTACAACAAGATTTTCCCGCACATTGATCAGCTCGTCAGCTTCCTCTACTCGGCTGACACCACGCGCTTCTCCATCAACCTTGGCGCGTCGGCCCACGAAGATCAGTACCGCTACATTCCGCGCCTTGAACAGGCGCTCAACGACGAATGGAACAATTCCAACGCCGATCAAGTCTTCAACACGGCGTTGACGTGGGCGATGGTCTACAATTGTTCCTTCATCAAGCTCGTCGTCCGCGATGGCTCAATCCATCCTTACTATATCGACCCCTGCAACTTTGGCGTTCTGCGCGAGGACATTCCCTACCTCGACCGGCAGGAAGCTTTTGTTCAATCCTACTACATCACTAAATCCGACCTATATGCTCGGCTTTACGCGCACCCCAAGCGTGAAAGCATTGTGCAGCGCGTCACGTCCTCTCAGCACGTTGAGGCTTATACGCCTAATGGCGTTGACCGCATCATCATGAGCCAGGTCGATCCCCAGCTCTTCGGTAACGTAAACCTCAATCTTTGGGGTCAAAACCGAATGAAGCCTGAGGTCGAGGAAGACACGATTGAGATGATCGAGCTGTACGTCTGGAACGACGAAACGCACGATTATCAGGTGGTTACGCAGGCCGACCCCGATGTGATCATCTACGACCGCGAAAATGAAAAGATGTTCTTAAAGGGCGAAAGCCCCTTTGTTCAAGTCAGCCCTAATCCCATGCCTGATTATTATTGGGGTCAGTCTGAAGTTTCGCGCCTGATGTTCCTTCAGGAAATGCGCAACAAGCGCATGAACGAAATCCTCGATCTCCTTTCAAAGCAGGTCGCGCCGCCCACGGCATTAACCGGATTTACCGGCATCCTGGACGAAAAGAACTTCGCTCTTAACCGCGCTGGCGGCTTGTTGGCGACCGACATGCCTAACACCAAGATTGAACGCCTTGCGCCCGATCTTCCCGAAAGCCTCTATGAACAGCTTCGCGAAATCGACGCCATGTTTGCTGAAGCGTCTGGCATTTCGGAAGTCCTTTCAGGCCGAGGTGAACAAGGTGTTCGTTCTGCTGGTCACGCTTCCCAGCTAGCCCGTCTTGGTTCTTCGCGCGCCAAAAAACGCGCTTTGATCGTTGAAGGCGCGCTCGAAAAAATCGCAACCCTCTATATGAAGCTGATGCAGGCTTATGACGCCACGCACTTCAAGGACATTGAAGGCCAGAAATTCATAGCCGAGCAGTTCACCCGCAACTTCGTCGTCAAGGTGGACGCGCACTCCAATAGCCCGATCTTCATGGAAGACCTGAGGTCGCTGGCCTTCAACCTGTTTAAGGCGCAGGCTATTGACAAAGAATCTTTGATAGATATGCTCGATCCACCGATGAAGCAGATGCTCAAGGAAAAGCTGAAGAAGGCTGAACAGCAGAAAGCCCTCCAGCCTCCGGCGCCGCCTCAGCAAGGGAAAAAGGGCTAATGGCTGAACAAGGCCAAGTTCGAGTTGGAGACCAGCCGCGCGCTACAGGCCGCGATGTCTCTATGGCCGAACGCCCTGCATCTATACAATACCGCGTCTCCAATGTTAGAAATCTGATGGGCCGTCCCGTGACGCGCCCTGATAGACCTATGAGGAGAACGTGATGTACAAGTCCGTTAAGCGGTCTCGTCGTAGCCGCCGCAAGTAATCAGTTTTGGGGACGCTCACACCAAAGGAGGCCACACATGGCTCGTCGTAAGGGTCGCAAGGGCAAGCGCTAATGGGTTCCCGCGATAGCGGGCGCTCATTATTCACCATCCACCCCTCTAACTATGGAGGCGCACATGCGTCGCAAGGGTCGTAAGGCTCGTCGCTAACTAATAAACGGGTTAGCCCCGTTTAGCGACTATGAGTCGTTCCGAGGAGTGGGCGGAACTAGAAACATACCCCTCCCTTGACATTTTTGCCGACTTAGCGGCAACAATGTGTATCTTGAGGTAAACTACATGGCTGATCAGGACATTATGGCTCTAATGCAAAGCCAACAGGACGGCGCACCGCCTCCTGGGGCCGGTCCCGCCATGACGCCTCCCCCCATGCCTTCCCCAATGTCTACGCCTGAACCTAAAGCTGGACAACGGGAAGCCGCGATGATCAATGTGAGCATGGCTCTTGATCTGATCGAACAGTCTCTTCCCGCCATTGGTTCTGAGACCCCTGAGGGTCAGAGCCTCATGTCCGCTCTCTCCAAGCTTTCTTCCGTTCTCGGCCCCAAGAAGCAAAAGACCAACGAGCTTCAAAGCGCCGAAATCCTTCAGCTTCTTCAGAACTTGCCCCAGGCTGGCGGCGGCACTCCCCTTTCAAAGGCGATTGCTGGCGGTCCGCCCAATCTTGGGCTTATGGGTCCGCAGCCTCCCGCTGCTGCGCCGGGCGGTGCCCCGGCGGGCGGGCCTCCCGCAATGCCGCCTGGTATGCCGCCTGGTGGTGCACCGTTACCGATGTAAGGAGCCTACAATGGACGTGTTTAAGCCTCGCGGCGCTGCAAAGCCTCGTAATGCCACGACTGACCAGCAGCAGAATGGTCAGATCACCAATCCGCCGCGCTTTGCGCATCTTGGCGGTCTTTCCGGCGCTTCAAAGACTGGTCACAAGAACCAGTACGGGATTAAGCCCCCGGGCGACGGCAAGAAAGTCATCTGAAGCTAGAAGGGGACACAAATGGCTTCGCTTGAAGACCTTACACCTGAAGCTCGCGACGAACTCGCGGCGCTTGCCAGAGAGCTGGCGGATAATCCCGCCACTCGCGAATCTTTCCTGCGCTTGACCAAGACCGCGCGTCCTAACATGCCAATCGGTGAGATTGACCTTAAGGACGACATGGCTTCGAAGTTTGAGCAGGCCCAGTCTCGTATGGAGCAGCTTGAAGGCAAGCTTCGCGAGAAAGAGGCTATGGAAGAGCTGGAGCGCCGTCGCAGCAAGTTGGTGCGAAGCAAAGGCGTCAGTGAGGACGAAATTGCGGAGATTGAGAAGATCATGCTTGAAAAGGGCATTACTTCTCACGAAAGCGCCGCAGATTATTACAATTGGATGCGTCAGGCGGCAACGCCCACCGCTCCAAAGGTGTTCAACAAGAACGTCTTTGATCAGACGGCTACGGACACCCTAAAGAAATTCATGGGCAATCCGCAAAGGGCGGCTCGTGATGAAGCGGCTGCTGCTCTTAATGAGTTCCGCAGAAATCCTAGGCCAATCGGTCTTTGAGCGTGTGACGGGGACGAGTGTCACTTTAGAAACTATGAGGTAAAACATGGCAATCGGTGGCGGCATTCTCCCGTCTACGGGTAGCAGCCAGTTCACAGAACTGACTTACGTTACCCGCCGCGCGTTCATCCCCAAGATGGTCGTGCAGATCTACAACTCTACTCCGCTCATGGCGGCGCTCATCGCTAACAGCCAGACGGCTACGGGCGGTGTGTCCTCCGTGACGGTTCCTGTTCAGGGCGCTCAGTTCGTGAACGCTCAGTGGTCGGATTACAGCGGTTCGTTCCAGCAGCCTGCCGTCCAGCAGGGTGCTTACAACGCTGAATTCACCCTCAAGCTGATGATCGCTCCCGTGCCGTTCCTCGGTATGGAAGGCGCTGTTCAGCAGGACCACGCCATCATCCCCCTGATCGAAGCTCGCATGAACGATGCTACCAACGTGATGATGGATGCGATGGCGACGGCCCTCTACACCAACACCACGAACACCCAGCAGTTCACCGGCCTTCCCGCCGCTGTGGACGACGGCACGGGCACCGCCACTTACGGCAACATCACCCGTTCCTCGACCACGAACCCCTGGTGGCGTTCAAAGGTCTACGCTGCTGGCTCGGTCAACCCGACCCGTCAGAACGTGCTCCAGTACATTTCCGGTACTGTCAAGTACGGCGCGGAAGTCCCGACGTTTGGCGTCTGCGGCTTCGGCACCTGGACCCTTCTGGCTCAGGACTACGTTGGTCAGGAACAGTATGTCATCACCCCCGGTCACGGGTTCGATGGCGATGCGAATGGCCCGCAGGCCGCGTTCCGCGCCCTTATGGTTGCTGGCGTTCCAATCTATCCCGATCCGTACTGCCCCGAAGGTACGCTGTACCTCCTCAACACCAACTATCTCTCGCTCTATATCCACGAGCAGGGCCAGTTCGTGTTCACCGGCTTTGAATCCACCCTGCCTAACTGGCAGATTGGCTATGTCGGCGCGGTCATTAACATTGCAGAGCTTGTCAGCACGAAGCCGAAGTCCATGACTAAGGTGACGGGCTACAACTCTCTCAGCCTCTAAGGAGATCGCCCAATGGCTCTTGCTCTTAACAAGATCATTCTTGCCAATGCGTCCGCCAACACGGCGGGTGCATATTTCGAGCCCGTCGTTGTTTCCAACGTCGGTGCAGGCAACGCCACGGCGATGCTCAACTCCCAGTTCATCCCGGCTGGCGTGTATGTGTATCCCTCGACCGCCAACGTCACCATCGAGTTCAACTACTACACCGGTAGCGCGAATTCTTGGACCACGTTGGTTGCGGCTAACACCGTCGCTCCGGTGATTATCTCGGACGGTTACAACGTCCGCGCTAACGCCACCACGGGCACTCAGACGGTCACGCTGTTCACGGTCAACGGTGGTCAGGCAGCTTCGGGCACCTACAACGCTACGTGAGGTGACACATGGCTAATCCTGACGCAGTAGGCCAAAATACACAGGACAGTTTTGGTAATTTTCGGATTACCAAAGCCAACAATGTCGCCCTGTCGGCTGTTGCTAATGCGGTGGCTGTCATGCCGATCCTTCAGGGCGGTATGCAAGGTTCTGGCGGCATTATCCTTCGTCGTATTGTAGTGTCTAACCTCTACAATACGGCTGGCGGCACTGTCCCCAACGCAGCGACGGCTAACATCACGATTGGCACCAGCAATGATGGCGCTAATCTGGTGACTGGCACCGTCACTCTGACCAATCTGACGAACGGCACCAGCTACGTCGATATGACGCCTGGTTCCGGTCTCAACGCAAACACTGCGGCCATCGTTTTCCAGCCCAACGCGCTCTTCGTGAACGTGACGGCTGCGGTGGCTAACACTGGTTGCCAGATTGCTGTTTATGGCGACGTTGTGAGCTTCTGATGAACAAAGTTTGGGTCGTAAACAAAACGGACCAAGAGCTATCAGTTCAGTGGAATGGGGTTGCCTATCGCATCCCCGTCTCGGCTCCCACCGAAGTTCCACATGACGTAGCTCAAAACGTGCTTGGTTATGGCCTAAACGAAAAGTTTGAGTTTGTGGTGCGTCTTGGATGGACCAAAAACTCAACTGATTTGCCGCAGGCTTTGGAGCGACTTGCAAAAGTTGAATTCCATGCTGAGCGGCCACAGGGCTATCGCGCATCGTCCCCAGCGGTAGACCGATTCCCCGCCCCTGTTCTTGAAAAACGGGAGCGGGGAAAAGGGACGCAGGCAGCCGCATGATGTGGGGCGTAAATGACAACGCTACAAAGCTACATCACCACAACCCGCCGGTTGCTGCATGATGCCAACGCAAATTTCTGGTCAGACCAAGAACTGACGGATTACATTAACGACGCTCGCAACAGGCTCGTTCGTGACACTGGCGTCAATCGCAAAATTCAAAACAGCAACGTCTATCAGAATCAGGAAGTGTACGACTTTGCTGATTTGCCAGATGGCACGCTGACGCTCGACGTCGTGAACTTCAATCTCTACTGGGGTAATTCGCGCGTTCCGTTGCTGTACAAGCCTTGGACGCAGTTCAACGCCGAATTGCGCTATTGGCAGAACTACATTGGCCGTCCTGTCTGCTATTCGATCTATGGCAGTCAGAAAATCTACGTTGGTCCCGTTCCTGATCAGACGTATCAGATCGAGCTTGACACGATTGTTCAGCCAATTGATCTCGTCAATCTTAGCGACGTCGAGACCATCCCCCTGCCGTTTACGCAGCCTGTGCCATACTATGCAGCCGGTACTGCCAAGTATAAAGAGCAGAGCTATGGTGAGGCTGAGATTTTTAAGCAAGAGTATCTGAAAAAGACTCAGAACGTGCTTGCGACCCAGTTCCAACGTAGATTGCCAAACGCTTACAGTCAGGCATACTGACATGGCGGCATCACCTGAACAGAAGAAAAACTATCAGGTTGTCAAAGCCTTCAAGGGCATGAATACACGCCCTAATCGAACGGCTCTTGAGGACGCTGAATTTGCTTGGCTGGAAAATGTTCAGCCAATCGGTTTTGGCAATCTGAAGGTTGTAGGAACATCAACCACCATTCAATCTGGTGGGTCTAACGTTGCTTGGGCAAACTCCGTCTCGTCCATCTATAGCTGCAACATCAAAAACGTCGATTACATCGTCGCCTTTGAAGCAAACGGTGGCGCTGAATATCTGCGTCTTGACACTAATACTAAGGGCACGGTCGCCAGCGCCGGAACGTTCAGCACATCTGGCGTGCGCATGAAACAATGGAAAAATGAACGCGCTATCATTTCTGACCCTGCCAAGGGTTATTACACCTGGAATACAATTGATCTGATTTTTGTCGGGTCTATTGGGTCTGTCGGCATTACAAACACTGGCTCTGGCTACACCACACCGCCAGACGTAACTGTCAGCGCCCCCAATCAAGCCAATGGCGTTCAAGCGACGGTTGTTGCTTCGATCTCCAATGCAGCTAGCACAATCACAAACATCAGCATCACGGCGGGAGGGACGGGTTACACCAGCTTTCCGACCGTGACTATTGCCGCTCCGACCAGCCCCTATGGCGTTCAGGCCCAGGCTGTTGTGACCAGCATTACCGGCGGCGCTGTCTCGTCAATCCAGATCACCAATCCTGGTTATGGATATACGACTGCGCCTTCAGTGACGTTTTCCAGCGGCGCGGCTGCGGCTACGGCTGTTGTTGGCTCTGGCCTTGTCACGGCCCTCACAGTGACCAATGCTGGGTCTGGATATACGTCCGCACCAACCCTGACGTTTAGCGGCGGTGGCGGCTCTGGCGCTTCGGCTGTGGCGGGGCCTTTGACATTTGCTACCGGAACCATTGGTGTTGTCTTGACCAGCGGCGGCACCGGTTATGCGTCTGCGCCCAGCGTCGTCTTTACCGGCGGCAGTCCAACTGTTGCAGCGCAAGCGACCGCCATCGTGTTTGGGGGCATCGTCACTGGCATCGTTGTAACCAACCCCGGCTCTGGTTATACGTCT